GGTGGGGGGTGCACTAATCGAGGAGGTAAAACATGTCAACTGAAGATGAACTAAAGTGGAAATCTCGGGAACTTTCCCTTGATTATGGTACAACGGGCTCAGCTAAGTATAACGCTGTGATGACGGCTTATTTTTACACGCCGACAGACCCTATTGTTTTACAGGGTTGGCATAATTGGTACGCCGATTATGTCCCTACGCACAAGTACCCCTTAGTTCAGATGCCTAGTTTCAGCGGGTATCAAGTTTTTGGTTCGACACGTCGCAGATTCGGAGTGTACAATGACTGTTCAAACATTAAGGTCAAGGGGGTAAATCTCCCTTTCACTACTGAGTATAAACTTAATAGTGAATCTTTTTATAGACGCCTTATGTTTCACCGTTTGACAGTCACGGATGAATTGATGCCCAATGTAACGGGTATCAATAGCCACTTCGAATATGACACCCTTGCTGTGTCACGGAGAGCATGGTACCATTTGCAACCTCATTTTGAGGCGCGAATATCCATGCTAAACTTTCTTTTTGAAATGAAAGATTTTCGTGACATCTCTAACATGGTACCGAAAACATTTTCGCCTAGTAATGTAAAGCGTCTTCTTGACGCCAGGCGACGCCATCCTTGGACTCCAAAGCCCAAAGATGTCGCAGATGCATGGTTGATAAATGCTTTTGCAATTCAACCGCTTATCAAAGATGTTGCCGTTATCCTGCAAGAGGTAAGCCACATGGCAAATGAGGCTTACAACAAGTTTTACTTCGATGGACTGGAAACTCAAAATTCTCATTATTCCGAGAATATATTTGAGTGGGATGACTCGGGTGATTATCTTTACCCGTTTACGCAGTGTGGTTTTAAGAACACTACGAAGTTCACTGCATCGATGCAATATCGATACTGTGCGCCCATCCTCAGTCCTGCAGAGGCGTTCGCCCGCTTTTGGGGGTTAATTCCTACTGCTGAAGTGGTGTGGAATGCATTGCCGTTTTCATTTTTAGTTGATTACGGTGTACGCATTGCTGACACGTTTAAAGCGCTTGGCAGAGTCACAGATCTCTCTGTCGAGATGATGCAGTATTCGGAATCCCTTTTGTCGTTAAGACGTCAGGGTATTTGGACCGATACTGACAGTGGTGGGACAACAGCTACACTTATTGTCGATGGTACCATATTTGGTGCCAAGGATAACGACAAGTTACTTGCCGGTGTAGATGCATCCTATTACTCGCGTGTGAAGAAGTTACCAACTCCACAGGGGCTTTATGCACCACGATTAAAGCTTCCTAGCAGGAAACAAGCTATTAATATGCTTGCTCTTGCCACCTCGTTTATTTGATCTACCGGATTACCCGGCGGCCCTCATCCACGTTACGGATTTTACCTATATAAGGAGAAGACCATGTCACTCTTTAACTCTACAACAATATCAGACGGTACAATATCACATAGTATCGTCGAGCGGAATCCTATATCGGATCCCAAGTCATACGGGCATGTTTACATCGCCGCGGCTGACTCAACCATTAATCCTCGTATCACAACGAAGTTCGACGAATCTCCGAAATTACTTACTCGGAAGCTCATCTCCATTGTGTGTGATGTAGCCGTCGATGCAGACGGGACTCTTGAACCCGTAACCGTAAACTTCACAGTCACAGCGCCCAAGGCTGCTGCTGACGCCGACGTCGAGGAGGTGATTACATTTGCGAAAGCTGCTTATGCTATCGCCAATTTTGGTGCTCAAGTTGTTGACGGTATTGCTTAATGCATTAAAAACTGTCACAACTTTGATAAGTGGTAAAGATGTTGATCTGGCTGGAGACGACGCTAATGCGAAATCTGAAAAGCCAAAACAGCCAAACGGCAAAGACTTCGAGCTTCCACGCTGATGTTTTGTGTGGATTGTTACTCGACGCCTATAAAAACCTTAACCTCTATAGTTACGCTGATCACCTTCGCGACCTAGCGACTTTACGTCGCAGAATTGATAACGAAGGTCAGTCTTTCCTTACAAAAACGTTACCAGAATTGGCAGCTTCATTGCTCCAATTCCTTGAATTTGGTAACGCGCCCTTCACAGGTTTCAAAACCCGTGAGAATGTCCCCGTATTTCTAAGAGGTATATTCGGCGCTATCATTAAGGAAACTATCGACAAACGTTCAAACGAGTATGCGCAGCATGTTAAATACGCGTACGCTATTAGTTCTCTCTTTAAAAAATTAGAGGGACCTTACAAGTCTGATGCACTGAAAGCTCAATGGAATGATTTTGTTGAGACAGATGTGCAAGTCGGTCAAGTCTTTGAAGCGCTCATAAACGATCAAGACGCTTTCAGTATTTTAGAGAGCGCGCGGCACTATGCCGCAGAGTTTGCTGATGGGATCGATATCGACGAGGCAAGCGAAGTACCAAGACCTGGTCCTGGTGCATGCGCTACACCCGTCGAAAGACATATGCGATATCAGCCGCATACGGTCTACAGACAACATGATCGTCTGTTACCATATACAGAGTTTTTCTACTCTCAGTTAATTGGTGCAGATGTGATAGCTGAAACTTACCCACGCACATGCGTGGATGAGCCCCAGGCAAAGTATTTATTTGTGCCTAAAACCGCTCAAAAAGCGCGGGGCATATGTGCTGAGGAAAATGAATCACAATTCCTCCAACAATGGCTTGCCCGTGTACTGAGAAAACAGATACACGTGAAGTTCGATACCTATGAAGAATGTATCGACACGTACAGTTACAACCGTACGCGCTTACCTGGACATTGTGTCTTGCCTTTGGAAAACCAGAGACAGAATGCAACGTTGGCTAGGACTTCATCTCGTAGCAGATTTTACGCTACGATAGACATGTCAGAGGCTTCAGACCGGATTTCTAGGGACTTGGTTTCCTGGTTGTTCCAAGATAATGTATCGTTGCATAATGCCTTAATGGCACTGTCGACCAAATACATTGTCCCCCCCAAAGAGGCGTGTTCAAGTAATCCATTACGGACGAACAAGTACGCTCCAATGGGGTCAGGCCTGTGTTTTCCTATAATGTCGTTAGTACACTATTTTTTGTGCAAAGCGATCATTAAGCACTTCCACAAACGAAGTCCAGAGGACATAGATAGCTTCATTTCTGTATACGGCGACGACATTGTTGTACCGTCTATGTACGCAGAAACTATCTACCGAGAATTGCCGAAATTCGGCATGAAGCTCAATGTTACTAAGAGCTATTATCGGTCCCATTTTCGGGAATCCTGTGGCACTCACGCCTATAATGGCGTGATCGTTACTCCTGTGTACGTTAGACGTACATTACGTAAAGACCGTATCGGCACGCAAGTGTCTGCAGTTGCGACAGAGTACTTGTTATTAACAAGCGGCTTTGCCTATGCTGCACGCGCCTTGAGAAAACATCTAGCCAAATGTGGTATCTGGCAACGTGTTCCTCATGAATCAGGTCTTATTGGCATACAACGTAAGTCGTATGCCCGTAAACTTGGTGTTTCAGCTAGCTCATTTGACGTTAAACGTCATTCTGAGCGACGTTGGAACGCGGAGTATCAGTGTTTTGAATATAAAGTTCCTCGCGCTGTTAAGCCTATTACAGGTGATACAGTGCCATCGGGGCACGCCGCGTTATTGCGGTGGTTCGGCTTAAACACTGAAAATACTCATACGGTCCCAACGGCCAAGGGCAACTTAGGTTGCCACTGGTGCTGGGTACCAGAGTCGCACATTACAGAAGATCATTGTACGACTTAAACCCAGTAGGGGAC